GTCTTGTATTGCTCTTCAAGTTTGCTTCCGATCTTTGCATAGAGAACCTTTGATGTGTTCTCCTTGAAAGATACAGCATTTTCTTGAATGGCGTTTTTTACTAACTCTCTGATTTCATTTTTCATAATAAGTTCCTGGTTTGTTTGGCGAATTCAATGTGTTGTCTTACAGATGCACTGTTTTCAAAAATTTCCTTGGTCATTCGCTTTCTATTTTCTGGATTCAATGACTCAAACAAACTTTTGATCAATTCCTTTTCATTTTCAGTAATATTTATAAGAGATTGATCTTTTAAAATTATTTTTCCGGATTCAAAATTTTCCATAAAATGCAAAAAACCATTTAACTCCGGTGTTGAATCTGTTGTTTCTGTTTTTTCAAAAAGACGATTGGATACCTCTTCACGCACCGAAGCAATAGAATCATTCAACTTGACTGCCAAAGCCTGTTCGATGTTTTGCTTGAAATAATCTTCATTCTCAGAAATCATTTCCTTGATGCCATTTTTGAGAAGCGTTCTTGCGATATTCATGTTTATCCTTCTGCTGGCGGTTCTTCTTGCGCCATCTGTGCTTGTTGTTGAGCCATCATTGCCAATTGTTCTTGTTGCATTCGTTGACGATCAATTTCCATGGCTTTGTCCATGACTCTAATTTCTTCTTCTGTTTGACGAAGAATGTTCTTGCGAATGTATTCGGACGAGAAATACTTTCCGACATATGGATCGACAAACGAAATCATCTTCAGTCTTTCGGCCAAAATTTCTGCTTCCTTAAGATCCCAGAAGTAATTGTCTGTGTTGAATACATAATTAACATCACCCTTCAGTTCACGCCAATCGTCATCGGTAATGACACCCTTTAGGAGCAATTGAACACGAAGCATGTCAGAGAATAATTTTGTAAAGTGATGACGAATTCTGTCGATGAATTTATAAAACTTTACTTCTTCTCTGGTGATCTCAACGGATCTGCCCATGTTAAATCCTGTGGATTCAGAGGTCAAACGGCTGATCGGAACATTCAGGGAGTTGTATAGTTTCTTCTTGAAGTAATCAACGTCTTCGATCTGGGACATGGCTTGACCACCGGGAAGAGTCGAAATTTCGGTCCCTCTTGAACCTTCGCGGCGGGGAAGCCAGTAATCCTCAAGCACGGACAGATGGTTTCTTTCGTCACGAACTTCTCCGGTTGCTTGGTTGTAGATTACACGGTTGCGGAAGCGACTCATCATGTCGCGCATGTACTGCTCGGCCTTTTGCTTCGGCAATTGTCCTACGTCAACGTAGAACACTCTGCGCTCGGGTGCGCGAGCAATGCGGTAAACTAGAAGAGCATCTTCTAGTTGTCTCAGCATGTTCAGTGGACGAATGGCCTTGTGGAGATAACCAAGAACACGCTTTGTGTTGAGATCCACGATACCTGAAGGAACATACACGATGCTATCCAACGACAGTTGAAGACCACCGGGGCCAGTCAACATGTAGGATTCTTTGTCTGTATTTGTGTAAAGGTAATATTCTTCGATGTCCTTGATCAAAGAAATGGACTGTCCTTCGACTCGTTCCATTTCTTTCTTTACCTTGCGAATCTTCTTGATTTTCAAAGGATCAACTGGAATAATTTCCTTGATTCCGTCTGTTGGTCTTTCCTTGTCGATTACCAAGTTGTAATAAATCTTTGAGTCGATGTACCAACGACGAAAGATTTCATATGATTTGTTGTTGAAGTCCAATAAATGAAGAATTCTGTCAAATTCTCTGTAAATTTTATTCTTGATTACATCCGATACAGGAAGATTTGCCAAATCAAGTTTGACGGGTCTTCTGTCCGTACCCAAAACAATTGATGCATTGATGATTTCATCGATTGCATTGTCAACTTCCGGATAGATCGACATGTTTCTGTATTGAACAACAGATGCACTTTCATCGCGCATCGATGCTGCATAATCCAGCGCTGTTCCAAAGAATCCACCAGCCTCTACGGTTACGGTACCATCATAAATTTCTGGAGCAGTGAAAGATTGAAGAGTTTTTTCTTCTCTCTCCTGCTTTGGGGTTCTTTTTTTGCCGAATTCAAATCCAAATAATTCTAATTCCATGATTTATCACCTATTTGTTATTCTCTGGCCGTAACTCTGAATTTCCATCTGATCAAATACAATCATTACTTGGAATGATGCAAATGAATTGGGGGCACTCATATTTAGGCTTAATTGGCCAACTTGTGTTGGCCAGCAGCCATATAGAATAAAGGTCTTCAAAACATTTTCATCGTTCATGTCAAGATGATTGACAGTCCAGTTGTTGGCCTTGTAAGTTGTTGCTTGATTGATTAACGAAGATACGTTTGTTTCGTTATTGTTTATTCGATTTTGCCAAGTTTGGAATGCATGCCAAAGATTTTTGTCACCAGTATCATCAAGAACCGTAAAAACCCAAGTTGAGTATTGTTTTTCACCGGGATAGTGAAACTTTCTTCCAAAAAAATCATATGTCATTGTTGTTGACATTACTTGTGGAAGAATGGTTGCTCTTACGTGATATGGCGTAAAAGTTTGATTTGCAAAAGGAATATTGCCAGTTATCAAAAATCTGTTTGATCTGGTTCCACCGAAGAAGTTTGTCTTGAATTCATTTAACATATGTTACATTCCTTGAATTTTTATGTTGTCATATGTCAATGTGACGGAAAAAGAAACAAATTCTTGTTGACCCATATCTAAAGCAATTTCACCAACAACGCTTGGCCAACATTTGTACAACCAAATTCTTCTTAAAACTTGATTATTATTTACATCTAAATGATCTATTTGCCATGTAGTTTGCAAGTTTTTATATGAATAATCATTTTGATGAACTTCGTGTGTCCAGTGTCCATCCAATCTCTCTTTCCAAGTTTGAAATGCACGCCAAAGATTTTGGGAATTACCATCGTCGTAAACTCCGATGACCCATGGACTGTATTGCCGATCTCCTGCAAAATTTACCATTCTCCCTCTATATGGGACGCTAATCGTGTTGACCGTCACGGATGGCAAAGATGCAGAAACAATTTTAAACCGGGCATTTGTAAGGGGTGGAGCGATTCCAGCAGGCCATTGAGGTAAAACAGTGAAACGGTTGGGTCTTGTCCCACCATTAAAGTTTGTTTTGAAATCTGAAATCGTATTTGCCATTATTGTGTGTAACTGAATTCAAGCAAGAAGGATTCTGTACCGATAATCGGTTTAGCAACAACATCAATATTAAGTGTGCTGGAATTGTCTTCGTTATTAGTTCCGTTACACACGATTTCAGTCTTAGTTGTATCCAGATAGGGATTGAATGGATCAATCGCCGTTTGAATTTCACTTGTAACTTGATCTCTTGTAGTTGCATTGTTGATGTCAAAGACATACTTGAAGGCAACATTGTTGATTGCTTGCATTATTGCAAGTTTCAATTTTGCTGGACCGATTCTATCATCAACTGTTACGATTCCATTCGCGGCAGCAGTGGCACCAACCAAGTCTGCGCCTAAGAATTTTTCATTTGCATTGACAAAAAAATTGACTTTGTTTGATCTGAGGTTGTTCTTGAGAGGGTTGGACCAATTGATTGGATTGATGACATCTCCGTTCAATACAGTCGAACGATCCAAGCCAGCAACAGTCAAATACAATTCATTTCTATTTTTGGATCTAGCAAAAAATCCTGCAACATCGGATGTTGAAGGTACTGTATAAGTAATTTTTGAATTGGCTTGTAATAGGGGGACATCTATTGTTCTGGTGGTCAAACCCAAAACACTAAAATATTTAATTCCTTGGGTCATTCCATTTGCAAGTGATCCAATGGTTGCAGAAAAATTTGCCATTGTGTATCCTGCACCACTAACACCAGTTGCATCGGGACCAGATGAGAAAATTCCTGTGATATATTCTTGACTCGTAACCCAAGAAACCATGTTAGAGTCTATTATGGGGTCTATTGCAATATCAAATGCAGAAGTAGGATTGTCTTGAAGATATTTGTTGAATCCAGCGACCTGACCTGCAAGGACCAGAGTACCACCGTATGCCAAATAACTTATTGCATTCAAAAATTGATTTCCAATTTCTGTAGGTGATACTGTAGTTGAATCTGCTGTTTTGAAAAACGACCAAGTTCCACCTGATAGATTAGGATATAACAATGCATTTGTGACACCACCCAGTCGATTTAAATCTTGAACCAAATCTGAAGGATTTGTATAGGCAACAAAGGTATCGGTTGTGAGACCCTTCGCAGGTGTAAATGCGGTTCTTGCATAAATTAGCCAACCAAACAAACCACCCGGATCAAAACATACACCATCTGCATTGAATTGTGGTGCTCTGTAGCCCGTTCCAGTACGCATTGCCCCAACAAATGGAACTGAAATTATTTCTCTGTTATATTGGTTTGAGCTAATAAATGAACTGAGTGATCGCATGATGTCCCTTTTTATCTAAAATATTTAGAATTTCATGTGGGATACCAAACCACTCCTCCCTGAGAAAATGGCTCTTTGTCATCCAGTTCATCCTTGTTGTCCATCATAAAAAGCACATTATCGTCTTCAGGTTTCTGTGCTTCTTCGTAATTAAATTTTGCACTTTCGATCAAATCAGCATAATATTCTTGCCTTGAAAGCCATGCGAAGAACACCAAAGACATTACCAAGTCATCATTATGACCTTCTTCGGCCTTGTATGTATTGGCTTTTGATACAAATGTGAATAATTCAGAAATTATTCTTTCATCGTTCAATAAAATTTTGTCTTCTTCTATTAGTCTTTTTAGAATCGCACATCCCAATTTTTTAGTCTGTGTGGTGGTTCTAAGACCCATTTCGCTTTTTCCAGAAGCAAATCCTTGGGAAAGCATTTGGCCTTTTCTTCCCATCATACGAGTCATCAATACATTTTCATAACCCAAATCGTTGTAAAGAATAGAAGAAACCTGACCACCAATGTCATTTGTTTCAATCAAAGCATAGGCATTGTTATACTGCTCACATATTTTTTTGATAATCGTGGGAAAATTGAATGGGCTGATTGTGTTGTTTCTGAACGAAGCAACAACTTTATATGGTGCTGATGTTCCATCAATCAGTGTAAATGCCGAAAAGTCAGAGCCTTGACCCCGAGAAACGTCAGCCTGCAAGAAGTAAATTTGATCTTTTTCTGGTTTTGCAAATACTCGCAAACCTTCTTTATCTTCTTGCAAATATTCTTCTGGTGCCAAGACACTCAATTTTGAAGTTGATATAAGAGTGTTGGAAGAGCCCAAGAAACTACATCCATATTCTTGCTCAAATTGTTCTGGACTTGTGTTTGCAATTTGTTCAGCGGCCCATTCATCATCTCTTAATTTGGGGCTTCCGGGACTGACTGGGGTTTCTCTCCAACCCACCTCAACCGGAACGAACATGTTTTTTAACTTATGACCTGTAGTTCGATTAGCATCCACCCAAAGTTTATGGAAATGGTTCATTCCATTTGGAGTCGAAACAATGATAAGTTTGGTGGTTGTACCAGCCGAAATGGTCGGGTATGTGGATGTATAGAATTCTTCTGCTACATGGCTCGGCAAGAAGGCGTACTCGTCCAACAGGAGCAGGTTATATGAGCCGCCACGGATCGCTGTAGACGATGTAGCGTCGCACATGACCCTGGAGCCGTTTTCCAATTTAAAACTCGTCTTATTCCATTCTACGACTCCTTGTTGCAGGAAATGTGGTAAATTTTCATAAGCAAGTTGAAGTTTGGAGAACAATTCCTCTTTTGCCGTCTTCAAACGGTTTGCTAGAATTGCAACGTTTACGCTTTGGTTGAAAGTGACATAGTGGCAAATATAACTGGTCACACATGTAGACTTACCGCACTGGCGAGGCCACTTGGATATTACAAATCTATTTTTATGCAATTCGTTTATAAATTTTTTCTGATATGGATAAAGTTTAAATGGAACAACACCTTTATCCAAAGTTTTTACTTTTATGTATTTTTCACAAAAGTAAACAGGATCGTTTGCACATTTCACATATTCCTCAAACTCCTCTTTGGTGTATTGCATTTCCACACCTGGGAGTTTGAGTTTTGAATTGTTTCTATATCCCTGATTATTGTTGTTTCGGTTCATTCACAACCTCAGCCTCAACTATATCTTTATCCGTACTTCTTTCCTTGTTTATCAAATTTTGCAGATCTTTGGTAGACCCAACAAAGACAGAATTGTTTGTCTGCTTGACTTCAATCTTTGTACCAGTTGTATCCTTTGCTTTTTTATGCACATCCAGCACATTGTTGTTTAGATCAGACATTGTCTTTAAAAGAATGGCAACAACCTCAAAGGCTCTAGGACTATCGGATTCTGTGGCCACTTTCAAAGCACTTTCCAAGGCTATATTTCCACTGCCAATAAGAGACTTCAAATTATCTTGAACCAGTGCATAATCTTTTTGAAAATTAGCAATATCAAAGGTTCCACCTGATTGGGGTGGTTTATCCAAAGAACTATTTTGTCCTTCAGGGACATTAAAAAGTTTTGCCAAATTTTTATTAATATTCATGTTTAATCTAATGTAAAATCAACGCTTTCAGCAACCTGATTAATTGTGGTGACATTTGAGACACCACCAAAGATGTAAGATTTTGCAACAAAATTAAAAGATGCTATGTGCAATCTTCTGCTGTTGAAATCTCCTTCATATTTATCAGTCAGGTTATTGGATACCATAACAATCGGAATGTTTATTGGATCACCGGAATCAGTCAAAGAAATTTTGATGATATGGTCTGGCACAAAGAAAGGAATAATTTGCTCCACGATTTGCAGCATATCATCTATGTGGCGTGTATATGCAAAAAGATTTATTCCGACATTTACTGGTTGTTCATTTGCTATTTGGGTTCCAGTATTGTTGCAACCAGCACCACTTGGAGATAAAGCAATAGCTGAAGAAAAACGAGCACGCCGTCTTGATGGATCTGGTACAATGCTGTTTACATGATAACTTATTCTTGGTAATTGATTTTCTATCCTGGTTCCATCTGTGATAGATGAGGGATTTAAAAGGCGTTGAATAAATTTTTCTTGAGAAGCATATGTAATTGGAACTCTTAATGTAGTATTTGGACCAGTTTCATTGTCATGCGAAACATAAATGTTGTTGAACAATGTTCCGAATCCAACCACCAGTTTTCTGAGACTTTTGTTGTAATAATATCCAAACATTGTTTACCTTTATGAGTCGCAATTGCTTGCTGGGTTATTTGAGTCAAATTCGTAAATTGCAGCCTCTTCATCCAAAATGTCATTAATACCAGCCGTTGTTCCAAGAATGTTATTCAAAGGAATCATAGTGCTACCGGAGAATCCAAATGTAGATGTGTAAGGTGAATTTACGGCAGGACTTGGAGTTGTAATCTTTTCGTAACTGTATGTGAAGAGTTCTGCCGTTATCTGGTATGAATACAAGCGACCTAACGGGTATAGGGGGTTTTCGTGTTCTACGAAGTTAATTTCGAATAATGACTTTGACAGAGGAAAGTATATCAAGTCTCCTTCGCGTGGACGAGTGATGGTTGGGTCTGCAACAGTAACTTGTTCTCGGAATCGTCTTCTGGCCATAAGCAAGGAAATTTTATCCTTGATTTCAATTCCAAATTGAGTTATTACATCGGTCCCCTCAAATCCTTTGTATGATTGAATATACATTTCAAGAGTATATGCTTTTTCAAAAAAAGATGTAGGATCTTCACCAAACAAACGATCTATGTTTAGTGCTTTTCTTGGAACATAAAGACAATCTTGTCCAACCCCTTGAATCAATTCTACAGTGATATCCTCAACAAGATTTTGTTCTGAGGTGTATGATGTAAGATTGATATAAGGGTTTATTGCCATGTATTAACCGATCAATGGATCTACTGGTAGTTCATATACCTTCAGCAATTCGGCTTCGACTTCTGCAATTTCTTTCATTGCTTCCTGCATTATTGCAGGGGCATTTAATTGAGCACCACCCGGAAGTGGGACTCCAGCAAATTTCATTAAGTTTTGTGCCCACTGCCTCTTAAGCAATGCTGCAAAATACTTTTTAAATATTCTGTCTTCCCAAACCCTATCAAATTTGTCAGAATCTATTTTTACATAAGCCTCAATAAGAAGATAGTTTTTTTCATTCAAATTGCTGTAATCTGTATCCAAAAACAGTCTTTGTGTTGTCTTTGTAAAGGTATAAGACATTGGATAATTAAAGACATCATTGATTAGTTTTACATAAGACATTGCTTCCATGTATGCGGCCATGGGAGCAGATGGATAACCAGACTGATTGAAATAAAGACCAAAGAAGTCAAATAAGGTCATCTGATAACGAAGGTCAAACATATAGTCACCGACTTGGTTGTCGGCAGCGTAAACTTTGGTTACAGAAACAATATCTTGACCTGTTGGATAATAAGAAGTCACGCCACTACTATCAGTTCTTATTTGAGCACCCAATGCAGGACCAAATGTGCTGGTGTCAAAATAATTCCGAGCAATGTCTTGGGGTTGCATTTGATAAGCAAACAGAGCTCTTTGGTTGAAATCAAAGTGCCTTTCTTCCATGTATTTCAGAGCCTCATCCAAGCGATCCTCAACTTGTTGTGGATCGACATTTATTTGGATTACTGGGGCACCCAATGATCTTAAGGTGTAATCGATGAATTCTTGGCGAGACGTAATAGGCATGTTAAAAATATTTATGAATCTTCAATAAGATTGTTTATTTCCTCAGCAATTTTCTCTTGAAGTGGGTGTGTGCCTATGGTTATTTGAATCAAAGCAAGGCTTTGGGGATCAAAATCCTCTATTTTCTTTTTTCTATCTCTTATTTCATCTGTATAAAAATTTGGATCGTAGTTCGTGAATCCCGGCATCTTCATCGGGCATTCCAGTCTCGGATAGTCCAATTTAGAGTATTCGTTGGAATCTTTTATTAGCCAAGTTCTTTTGCTGTCACCACAGCCACATTTACCACAGTAATGGTTTTTCTTGTTTTTGCTGAGAAGAAGATGGGGGCACTGTGGAATATCCTCATGCCCAAAACAAGACAAAACTCTCAATTGTTTTGTCTGTTCGTCAATTTTTTTAGAAGATACTCCCCGCGAAGCCAACGCAGCAGCAAACATCACCATTTTTTTAAACATATCACTTCACTCCATAAATTACGCTCATCCCAGCAGGCAATACATGTTCTTCTAGAAATGCCTTATAATTTTTAATTGTAGTCTGATATTGAGAAGCCACATTAACTTGAATGACACAAGAATTGGCGGTATAGACTTCAACATCTTTCCAATCCAAACCCAACAGATTGCAAATCAAATATTTGATTCCTTGCGGAGTTCCCTTTTGATTATTGTAATCTGAATCAGAATTTATTAAAAATTTACGCAAATTGGGAAGAATTGATTTTAATGGTTCTTGGGAGAAATCTGCATTGGGAAAATAAAAATCAGCATATGCTTCCAAAAACAACGAATTCACAAACAATGGAGTCCTCAAATTTTCCCAATTTAATTGGGCACCATAACCATATTCCAATGAAAGTAGCCATCTAAAGTAGTTTTTGACAATAGGGATCACCAAAACATTAGATGGGGTTTCTTCATAGGCACGCATTATCCATGTTGGAAACAATGCTTGCACGGTGAGATTGTCACCAAACCAATATTGATTTTGCAAATCAAAATAGTCAGAACCATAAAGTTCTTGTGCTCTTTGAAGCAACTTTTGAATCTTTACAGATTCGGTAACTGGTTGATTGTTGAAAAATAAGATCATTGTTGATAAACGACTGTGATGCCCACGGGAGCCAAAGCTGAAAGATAACTTACCAATTGACCCTGTTCAGTCACTCCAAGATTGGTTACGAAGACTTTAACTTGTCCTGCAAGCAATCCATTTGAGACGCTGATCAAAGATTCATCCGAAGTTCCGGGGATTCCAGAACTTAAGATTGCATTTTTATAGTCACGGATCGTAACACATCGTTCTTGTCCCGTGGCCTTGAACAGCAGAGAGGATTTGGCACGGGCTACGCTAATTTCATCATAACCCCCTGATGGAACTCCAGATGTGCCAAATATCGTATTGGATCGTGGAGTGATAACACCATTGTTTCCTGCCGAACCATTGCTCAATATTCCTCGCACAACAATTTTACTGGCCGTGGTCAACTGGCGTGCAGAAGCAAAATTGGTTGTTACAATGTAACCACGGGGACCGTTTATAATTGTAAAATGAGTGTTGTTGGAGTTTGTTGTGGTAGATGTCTTTTCAACTCTTGTCCATTTGGTTTCTAGATTGGTAATGACATCTGTTTCATAAAAATTTACAGTTTCTGGGTTTATGTTATATGGAATTTCACAAGACTGTGTATCGTAATCATAATTTGTATAACTAACGACATCGAAACCGGAATACAAATCAATTGACTTAGAGGTGTTTGCAGTGATTCCCTCTATGTTAAAGAAAAACAAATCAGATCCATTTGTTCCCTTTCCATTAAAGGTGCTGTACTCGGGAAGAGCAGTCGTTGTGGTGATTGTTCTGTTTGTCTTGGCGGAAAGAGTTGGAACTAACAATACCCCATTATTAGATGCGATTCCAAGCAAAGACTCCAAGACTGTTGCAGTTGTGGCAAAAGAATTAATAAATCCATATTGAGCATAAACGCCATTGTATGCAGTTACCGTTGACAAAATATTGATTAAAAGATTGACTGCGCTGGCTTCGTTTCGAAAATCAAGATCCTTCAAATCACTTTGTTTTTCCAAAAAAGTGGTGAGAGAATTTTTGATATCATCAAAATCCAAAGAAGCGACATTGAGATTTTTTAGGTTATAAGTCATTAAAGTGGGACCTCTACGAAACAAGATATGTTTCTTTGTGTTTTTATGCCATCATAGAAGGAAAAGAATACTTGAAACTCCATCGTAGTATTTGTTTGTCTCATCAGATTTACTTTGACTTCTGTGATTTTTGGGATGGCTGCAGCAATGTATGCTGAAAGATTTGTTTCTAAAACACCCGGATCGTTTGTTCCAAATATGTAAGTAAAATAATCCGTACCAAAATTCATGTCAGTCACCAGTTCACCTTTTTGGGTTTTCATTATATTTTCTATGTACTGTGAATAGGCATTATAACCACTCACCAAACTTATATCTTTTTTGGTGGCAGATGTGGTAACTGGCTCTAAAAGTATTGAAAAATCTTTTGCAAGCATACCAAATATTTAGACAGAGCAAATTACGGTAATTATGGAACCAAAGCAGTCAAGGCTAAAGCAGTTTCGTGGGTTCCAGAATTGTTGACAACATGTTTTACGCCAATTATGTAGTAAGCACCAGATAAAATGGATGGGCGACTATTATAAGGAAACCCACTTGAATTGTCTACCTTTATTTTAACCAACTGACCTATTTTTAATTTAAAGTCACCGGGAACAGTAATGTTTACCTTGGTGCTATATTTTAAAGAATCCAAAAATTCAGCACGCTTGACTGGAGTATTTTTTGGTGTGTTCCAAAAGGTCGCAACATTTAATCTTAATTTTAGATAAGCATGAAAAAATGGACCAATTTTGGGGCAGGTGCAACTGAATGAGGAGGATGGTGTTCCCCAAAGACACCCAAGCCAATCCGGACCCAATCCAGCATTTATTTTGGCACATTCGCCGGATGCATCATCAAAGTAAATGTCAATTGGATTTGGAGTTTGGTCCACTGTTTGTGATGGTACTGCAGATCCTGTAAACAAATCATAAACATATGATGGGGCTCCGCAAGATCCAGCACAACTGCCTTTTATGAACCCTATGCTTTCAGCAATTTTTTTCACACTAGGAAAATTGTTGAAACATTCGTCTAATGTTCCGGGTGCTCCACAAATACCTCTAGTAATTGTGCTATTAGAACAATTGTATATTGATTTTGAATTACCAACAAATAATGCTAGTTTAGAAAAATTGGATCCAAAAGTTGTAATTTGTTTGGTCATTTTTATCTTCTATCCTTATTTAAACCATCAAGGGATATCACAACATCCATCTACAACATTTTCCGCAGTAAAGTAGTAAAAATAATTATTTCCTTCGGTGTGCTTGCATAGCTTCACAATATGGAAAATGTCTCCACAAGACCCAGGATTTATTCCTTTCGCTCCTATAGGTCTGTAATTAAAACCCGATGGGATGCAATCTGCAACCCAGCCCGGAGGTAAATATGAATTGGTTATTCCACGCTCATTTAAATTAATTGCCCAAGAATTATCCTGTGTGTTAGACGATTTGATAGTGGAAAGAGACCAATTTTCAATTTGATGAAAATAAGTGCCAGCACAGGCACCACATGAGCCACTGAAACATCCCTCAGCACCTTTACCACCACAAAGACCCGTTGCATCGAAATCTATTTTATTCCACATGTACCGATATGCTTTTTGATCTGTTCCTGTATATCCTTTGCTACAATCTACCTCATATTTTTTAAGAACAGCAAAGAAACAATCATCTGGATTTGTTCCCATACAACACAAAGAATACAAAACAAAGTTTTGCATTTCAAGTTTTCTTAAAAATTCCAAATTCTTTTGTTCTCCAGCAGCAGTATCGATAAAATTATCATAACGAATATCAAGAACTTTTTGAAGATTTGTATTAGTACCGGGCAAGTAACCGCTACTATTTGGAAAATCTGGATGTACCGTTGTCATATCAAACATGTTTTTCCACATTTGAGTATTATCTACAAATGGCATATATCCAGCCGAACCCATAAAATTCATATTTTCAAAAAACTTGGATGTACCAAAATTTTGTCCAAGCAGTGTGGTGCTTGTAAAATGATCAATTGAATCTAAATTATCATAATATCCCCAATGTTGGGGGTAGACAAGTTGGTCGGAACCGGGAAGAGAAAAGTTGGTTCCTGATGATCCAACAATCTCAATATTATATCTTTGCCCTTCATCTTGGAACTGATACATCAATGTTTTGCTGATGTATTCGTCTAATTGACTTGTAAGCGAATTTCCAGAACTACTGGGTGAAGAACATAGTCCAGTAGGAATTTCATCCAATACCTTTGGTGTTTTTCTTATGTAATAATAGTTCTTGGAAATGTATTGTGCTGCTGGCTCAGTATTGTAGAAATATATTTTTTTATAGAATTGGTCATCACCAGTCAGCCTTTGTTCAACAGCATCGCCGTCGTAAATGGCAAAGTAATGATCGATTGGTTCTGAGGAAATGTCATACCTGAATGCTTTAAAATTTACTGCTCCGCTAAATTCTGTCCAAAACATAAATGTTGGAAGATTTGTATCCGCAGAAATTGCACTCGTTGTTATGTAATTTAAATACTCAACCCCATTGTCAGAAACTGCTTCTGTTCTGTTTGGTAGTGTAGTTAATGGCTTATAAAGAATATAATTTGTAGTGTCATCAGTATATTCGTTTGCAAATCCTGGACTTCCTACTACATTTGTTCGTAAAATACTTACAAAATCTTGAACTCTGTATACATTGGGTTTTTTGATTGCCAATAATTCATTCAATGACGTTGTTTGAGATTTGATGTAATATTTGTTCGTAAAATAAATTCCGACGAAGTTTTCTTCTGTATCCGATGCGGCATTGTTCAAATAACTTACGCTTGTTATGTCAAGTTCCCAAACAGGAGCAGAGGAATCAAAAAACTCAATTATTAATGAACTAAATTTATTTGTATTGATTGCAGTTATAATGTCTTTGGTATCTTTGACTATCAAAACACCATTTGGAAAAACATCGTTTACATTTTCTACAAATTCAATTCTTTCAAATACACATTCTGTATTTTGCCTAATAATATTCAATGCATCAACAGATCCATCTGTGGAGGCAAAATTGATACTTTTTATAACAGAATATGATGGATTAAAATTAAAATCAGACATTTACTTATATTTAGTGGTCACAAACATGGTTTTTAATTTTCCAGTTTCAATTGGAATATAAGCAGAAATAGTTTTGGATTCTAATTGAATTTCTTGTATGGCTGTTGTGGAAATTGCTTCAGTACCATTTGGAATGGGTGGTGTAGATTTACCTTTGGATGAACCTTTTCCTTTACTCGGCTCTCCAATTACTTCAATTTTTCCTTCTTCCGAGAATTCTACCTTTACTACTTCTTTTGTCGCACTTTTTGTGTTTGTTGGAAGGAGAGGTTTTTCTATTGCATAAGTTCCACCAGATGTTGGGTATACAATTACAACAGATGAACCAGTAGTTCCATCTTGTGAAATAAATTCAAAAGTCGCACCTCTTTGATCTTTTATAATCATTTTGTCTTGATAATAAGATACGCTTTCAATTATTGAAAGTGGACCGTTTAAATCAAAATTACCAACTGAGGAATAAGAATAAGAACCACCTGTATTACTTTTAAATGGAAGAATAATACTTCCTTTGGGGAAAGTATATGAAGTTGTTCCTGCTATGTCTTTGGTTAACTCAAGGCTCGTCTTAACTTCATTCTCGGTCAAGAACAACACAGAGTTTTCCGACAACAGCGTAAATGGATTTATTGTTTCGTTAGAAGAAACAAACATCCAAAAAGAGTTTGGATCATTATAGTTTAAATGTGCTGCTTCTAATAAGGTTTTTTTGGAATCGATGGTTATATTTGATTTTGTTACTGTTAAAAGATTAGGATCCAAAAAAGTAAAGAAATCAGAAATTAAAAAATTTCCTATTGTACTTTCAAATGTCTTTTTGGGAAGATTTTCAAAATACTTCATATATCACCTACTAGCCCCAAAACTAAATGTTGATATTTCGGATTTTGACCAAGTTGCATTGAATTGTGGAAAATATGTTCCAGTTTCAAATTCGGTAAACAACAAACCCAATAATGTTACTGAAGAGTTTCCATTTGGTAGATAACGAACAATGCTGTCAGCTTCGTCATTCTTTTTGACTACAACGCTCTGTAAAACACAAACCAAGGGTTCTCCTAGCCAATTTGCAGTCAGATTTCCCGGTGTAAACTCATCTGATGAAGTAGATACTGTTGGAGCTACGTTTCCTCTTGAAACATAAAGAGACCACAAATTTTGAGGATATGATCTTTCCGGCAATCCATCTGCTACTGCTGGATAAGATGCTTTTCTGAATGATCCTACTATATTTTCTACTGCTTGGGATTCAGCATCAGATTTTGGAGCAAACACATATTGGAAAAAATATTGTTTTCTGGCTTCAGAAACCATAGTATATTCTGCAATGTTGCTGAAGCGTCTATAAGTAGATGTTGCAAACATTCTTTCAGCAAAAAATGTAGCTGGCTGAAAAACTCTGGCCAACATGTTCACACCACCTGCACCAAAAAGATTACCACCGCTATTAGCAATTCCTGCTCTTGAGAGGATGGGTCCAACAGGGTTGTTGTTGCTTTCTCCGAAGTTGTGTTGCAACTGATAACCCGGTTCTTTGGGCATTGGGAGTTTCAAGTGCAAAAAAGAACGATTGACCACTCCGGGTCTGGTACGATCAATGTTTCTCAAAGAATATTGAGCAGCATAAAAATTCAACCAAAGTGGTTGTTCTGCAGCATAAGCACCCAAAGGGTATTGTTGGAAGTAGGCCATCTCTATTGTTATTTAGATAAAATTACCTAAATATTTGCATGGCTTATAAGACCAAATTTACGCCCATTAATAAAGACAAATATGTCGGGGATGCAAATAAAATCATTTGCAGATCATTGTGGGAACGAAATATTTGTAAGTTTTGTGACCTGACTGAGAATATCGTTAAATGGTCATTTGAAGAGATAATTGTCCCTTATATCAATCCATTGGACAAAAAACAACACAACTATTTTCCAGATTTTATCATCCAATTTAACAATCCTGATGGTTTAAAAACGTGGATGGTTGAGGTTAAGCCTAAGAAGCAGACATATTTAAAAGAAAACGCATCCAAAAAAGAAAAGATAACTTGGATTATCAATTCGGCAAAATGGGAAGCCGCCAAAAGATACTGTGATAAAAATAACATGGAATTTAAACTTATTACAGAAAAAGAGATATTTGCCAAATGAGCAATTCAATCAACGACATCAAATCATTTTTTGATAGACACAAAGGACTTCAAAGAAACAACCGCTACTCGGTGTCCTTTGTTAATCTGCCTTCTGGATTGCCACAATTGGCTCCAGACGATGTTCAGACCATTGCCGTGGCAATGGGCTCCCGAGCCATCGACACGCTAGCAGACAATCTAACTGGCTTTGGTCCCGGAAGACTTGTGCCCAGATACCAAAAGTTTGTAGGGGGTGTCATGTTGAGCATGCCCATAACCAACGACAATTTTATTGTTGATTTCTTCAATCAGTGGTTTAATAAGATTTACAGTGGAGGCAGAGTTGCTGGTTCAGCCCAAGCACCATTTGGTGTCTCATATTACAACGACATAATCTATGGAACGGAAATGCATATTAAACTGTTGGATCCAAACGGAAATACAAACCGAACTTTTAAATTTTATGAAGTATATCCTTTGGAAAATCTGCCCTTTACTTTGGAAATGGCACGACCAAATGAATATTTGCTTTATCAAGTTTTAATGAACTACAGAGAATTTACAATTAGTTAAAAGGAATTTTATGAATATTGTTGAACAGATTGAATCTTTATTGCCTTCGTATGAAACTCAATTGCCATTTTCAAAGCAAAATGTTTCCTTCACTTCTTTCAAAGTTAAGGATGCAAAGTCATTGGCGCTTATTCTGCAAGAAGACAACAAAAAGTTGGCATTAAAAAACATGGTGGAATTGTTAAAACAATATTCCAAGGGTGCAGATATTGAAAGTTTGTGTTTAGCCGATGCTGAATACTTGTTTTTGCAAATCAGATCAAAGAGTGTTGATGAAATATTAAACTTAATTTACAACGATGAAAAAGTTCAAGTCAACATTGCAAACATAGAACCACGCAATCAAATAGGCGAAGAAGAAGTACGAGTGTCCTCCAAGATTATTCTTATTCTTCAGACACCCACGATAAAGGATATTCTTAGACTCCCATCATTGGACAAAGAAGAACTTCAAAAGGCATGCATTGAAAAAATTATAGTTGAAAAAGAAATCTACAAAATAAACAAATTTGTCACTGATGAAATCAAGCAAGCAATAGATAACATGCCTTTGTCTGTTTTAAACAAAATAGATTCTTTCTTAAAAAAACAACCAGAACTTTTTGTAAAAATTCAACTTTCAAATGAAGAAAAGGAGGTAAGTGGTTTACTCAATTTTTTTACCTATCGGTAAAGTTTTTTGACTTGAGAGATTATTTCAATACAAACTTTACCATGATAAACAACTTTTCTTGGTCATTAGAAGACATAGAAAACATGAAATGCTGGGAAAGAGACATCTACATACAATTAATCGCTGAATATCAAGAAAAGAAAAAACAAAGTTCCATGAATTCTCACAACGGAATAAACTACTTTAACCTATGAACGAAGAAAATAAATTCTCATTAGATGTCCAAGCAGAGACTCAAGCAATTTCTCCTTCAATACAGGAAGACTTGCTGAATCCGTCTGAATTTATAAATTTGCAACCATCTCTTGATCTCCCACCAAGAATTCTTATTCAGGCAACTGAAGTTGATGTTGAAGAGAATGTCAAAGCACAGCGATCAGAAACTGCTGGTTTGGATTTCAATGTAAAGATGGATGCCGAGGCTGCTTATGAAAAAGCAGAATACTTGGAAGAGCAGATGACGGAAATGCGTGGTGGGTTTCAGGATCTTTACAACAATGTAAAAAATAATTGGCTTCCTTCTCGTCAAAAAGACGAATTTGAAGAAAGACCAACAACGGAACCCACCAATCTTATCTTTTATGCTCGCAGAGACAGAATGAGCATGCCCCCACACTGGTCTTAAATAAAAAAAGCCCCCTTTCGGGGGCCTTTTTCAATCGTTCTCCATTTCGGAGAAGTACTGCAGAGGATCTTTCTCTTCAACATTTTCCACAACTGAAGATTCCTCCACATCGTCTTCGATGCTCTTGGACTCAGTAAACTGAGCGCGAATATCGTCACCGACAGACTTCTTGAACCGAGCGTTCAGTTCGTCAAAGCTCTTGAACTGGCTCTTGTCCACAAACGGCTTGAGGGGATATTGCTTCTTCCAAAGTTCCTCAAGCTTCTTATCATCACCACCGAGGAGTGGTGCAGGGGTTGCAAACTCGCTGCGATCATAGTTTACATACCCACCGACATTACGGATCTTGATCTTAAAATCCGCACCTGTCCAGAAGTTGAACGGATCAACCGCAACCTCATCCTGAAACTCGGGATGGGCGAGGCTCTGAATCTTCTGGAAGATCTTTGTTCCATACTGGTAGAGGAAGACCTTGCCCTTGTTCTCGGGATTTGCAGGATCTTCAACGACCAAGATATTGGAAATATAGGTCAACTTGCGCTTTCTCTGACGAGCAATGTTCTTGTCGTCTTCGATGCCACTGTTCCATAGTTCTGTGTTTGCGGCACAGACTGGGCACTTCTCGCCAATCGTAGTAGGGCAGTTCTCGTAGAACCACCCACCCTTGCCTTTAAAGGTATGGCTGTAGACAGCCACAAAGGGGGTGTCTTCTCCTTCGACTTCTGGAAGAAATCGGATAACAGCGTATCCGTTTCCAGCCTTGTCGATTCCCGGCTTCCAAAGCCGTTCATCCTTGTAACTCTCCTTTGCGTTCATCTTCTCCAAACGCTCAGAAAGTTGTGCGACCGAGTTCTTACTCTTCTTTTTAAAATCTGAAAAATTTCCCATACTGTTCTTTCCCCAAGGATCTACCTTGGCCTAAATGACTGACAGATTATACAAGCAACTCCAGGTCAGTCAACTGGGAGTTTCTTGTTTTTGTTCTTTTTCAACAGATGTAAATTTTTAGCTTCCTGTTCAATTTTTTCAACAAGAGGCTTAGTCAAAAGTTTGCCAGCAGCAACAGGATCAAGATTCATTTCTTCTGCGAGTTCAAGAACACAATCCATAAACGATAGATTGGTACTTAAAGTTCGCTCTATGACCTTGTTTGAAAATTTTTCTTTTGCTGTGTCGTCTATATACATGGTTATACTATATGTCGTATTAATAAAAAAGCAATAATTGAATCCATCTAAATATTCTAGAACTATTTATACCACTTTAAGGAACAAAAATGGCATTTGACTCAGATCCAAACGTACTAATTGAATCAGGTGGAAACACCTTCAATGTAGCAACAGACGCAGTTGTGTTCTCCGGTGCAACTTCGCACTTCCAATACATGAAGTTGGCATACGGGCCTACTGGCTCTGTTTCTATCGTAAGCAACTCTAACGGTCTTCCCGTCAGTGTAATTGGAGGAGGCATTACAGCCAATCTAGTGGGCTTCTGTGGAGCAGTACAAGGCATTCCTGGTGGAACTCCCGTTGCTGTAAGTGGTACCGTATATGCCACAGGAATCACCACAGCACCTGTTTATGTAAGAACCTTTAGTGGTTATCAAGTAGAAATTACTGGTGGAACACCACTCTTAAGAACCAAGGATTCTATTTCTGTTTGGGGTCCAAATGGAACAACTTGGGGATACACAAATTTAGTAAATTCTTCCGGAACTGAAATTGGAAATGTAAGCAATCCTCTCTTTGTTCAAATTTCCGGGGCCACAATTAATGCCGTAATCAATCCAACAGTGGGTGTTACCAACTCCGGTGATGCTCTAAGAATTCAAGGCATAACTGGAGGACAACCCGTTTCTACCACAGTTGGGAATACAATTGGAATAAACGACACTGCAATATTAGCTGGGTTGACAGGAATTTATGCTCAACTTTCAACTTTAAATCTTGGTCTTGCTACTGCCATGCCAACTTCGTTTAAGACTGGCAGAACAAGTTCAATTTATCCAGCGGTCCAACAATTGGATTCTGGATTCACATGTGGGAAGGGTGTAACAATCAAAGCATTATCAACAAATACAGATTTCATTTATGTTGGAAATAGCGGAGTGTTTGTTGGTTCATCAACAGGCCATGCACTAGATCCTGGTGATCAAGTATTCATGCCAATTGACAACTTAAGTAAGATTTATGTAAGTTCAGCAAGTGCAACGCAGGTAGTGACATTCATAGCATCATAAAATGCCAGTTTTTCCAACTCTAAATTTAGTAAGATCATATAAAAATTATGGTATTTCTGTTTACGGAAATACATATGATCCTATCTTCCAAAAGGGTTGGCTGAACTCAGCACCGAATATTCTCATTCAGGGAAATACTTGCTATTTGGATTATTCACATACTTACAATACTTCTGACAGATCTTTTCTTAAAAAGACTTTCGGAGTTGTTCCCGCTGGAACAACATTCAATTTTGGTTCTGTTCAATACTATGACAATAAGACAGAGACAAAGAAGACACTTTTTGGTACTTGCTTGTACCAATCATCCTTGAACGACAACAAAATAATTGTTGGAACCATTGTTTCTGGTCTTAGTGCAGATACTGCTTATAATTTTTACAACAGAGAAAACTTTTTAACTTCTCCACAATATACTTTCACATATAGTGGAAATACTGGATTCAATTACATACTAAATTCTCTTCCTAATGTAAACCAAACCAATTTTGAAAAGATGGGATTCATAGGAAGTAATTTTGGGTTTGAAGAATATGTGGAAATCATCGGTGGAACAGGTTTGAATTTTGGAAAACTAAAAGTAAGTGCTCTGTCAGCTCTAAAGGATGGAGAAGAAGTTCTTTACTTAACCGGAACAGCACAAAATCAAACACTTATCACAACACCAACTATAGTCAATATGTACATCAGAGGTGCTTCTGATGTAGACGAGATTCAAAAACCAAAGAACCTTTTGGGGATTTACAGAATTCATGATGAATCAAACAATCTCATAAATTGTTTTGAAAATCAAAATGAATATCAAACCTTTCTGCGCAAGCAATCATTGGGTGCAACCCTAAGTGGATATTGGTCACAATGTCAGACATGTCCAGACATGGCCTATGGCGAAGATTTTATTGGTGATGATTATACATCCAATCTTCTTTTTGATAATCAAGTTTATCTATACATCAGAACCGACACAACCACATCTTTCCCAGACTTTGTGCCAGTCACCAGTAACTTTGTTTTGACACAAAGAAACTATTCGGGTGATCCGCAAAATGCTTCTAACTTGACATTTACAATAACGAATGGATTGAAGATAGATTTGAGCCACGCTTCATTGCAGAATTGGAACTTTGATCTCTTTGTCGATCCTTCTTATACACAACCACTAATCAATAGTTTTGTTAAAAGTGGTGTACCCGGTTATAACAATGCGTTTGTATTGATTCAAAAGACGGAAAAAACTCCATCAAGATTGTATGGAAGATTTACTGGACCCTCTTTCCTTCCTGTAACCATACAAATATAAAAACCCCCGATTGCTCGGGGGTTCTTAGTCCAACAACTACTATCAAAAATTTAGCGAGTTCTGTTTCGCATCACACGGTAATAGGAACGGCCATTGCGGACAGAACTCGCTAAATTTTTGAT